TCAACTAACGTGCCTTAATTGCTTTCTCTACTTGTGCAAATAATTTATCGTCTGCATCTGTTTTGGTAAGTTTGACTGCTTTACCTATAATCTTTAGACAAATGTCGATTAATTTTTCTCCTAACTCTGCATCATCAGGGATTTTGTCCACTGCATTACTAATAATTTTTGATGCGAATGGTAATAAAAATGATAACATGATCTTAATTTTGAATTACTACACTATATAGCAGTTAAATTTTTATTTTATTCATACCATCTTTCCAATTAGTAAAGTTAAATTTTTTCCATTGTCCATATTGTTCAGGGTCATTATTATCATCACTTATCATTTCATAGAATTTATCATCAGGATTAAATGGTAAAGACTTAGCATATTTCCAAAATGGTGTATC